GAGGGTGAACCATCATCAGGGTGGGTCCATTGCAGTTATTCAACAGATTTAAATAAAAAAGAATCCTTGATTGCTTACCGAGAAGATGGTAAAACTAAATACAAACCATGGCAATAACTAGAGGACAAATGACTAAACAAGTTGAAGGCCAACTTAGAGGGGCTAGAAAGAAAAAAGCACCTAAAGGCTATCACTATATGCCTAATGGCAGATTAATGAAAGATTCTGCTCATGCCAAAAAGAAATCAAATAGCAAAAGATCTAAGGTCTAGAAAGTATAAGCCCAAAGTGGTACAATCAAAGAAGTTGTACAACCGAAAAAAGCTTAGACACTATGACAAAACTATGTGCTAGGGGCAAAGCGGCCGCTAAAAAAAAATTTAAAGTATACCCAAGTGCGTATGCTAATGCATATGCCTCAAAGATTTGTGCGGGCAAAATCAAAGACCCATCAGGTGTAAAAAGAAAAGATTGGGGTCCTAAAAAAGCTAAGAATGGTAAGTTTATGGATGATGATGGTCGTGATTACGGACCAACTACAAAACCATTTTACAATAAAATGCCGAAAATGAGTCCAGAAGAATATAATTATAAAAAGAAAAATAAAGTAATTAAAGCTTATACAGGTAAAGCTATTAGGCAACCAAGCGAAACAAATAAAGAATTTGAGATGAGGCACGAATATCACACTGCTACTAAAGGTATGAAAGATTACTATAAGGATCTAATTTAATGGCATGTTGGGATGGATACGTTCAAAAAGGAATGAAAAAGAAAAACGGACGTATGGTTCCTAATTGTGTGCCGTCAATGAAACAAGGAGGGTTAACAAAATGGTTTCAAGAAAAATGGGTAGATATTGGAGCGAGAAAAAAGGATGGAAAATATCAAGAGTGTGGCAGAAAATCTGCAAACTCTTCGGGCAGGAAATACCCGAAATGCGTACCACTTGCAAAAGCCACAGCGATGTCAAAGTCGCAAAAGGCGAGTGCTGTCAAACGAAAACGCCAAGCCCCAAACATTGGCCCTAAACCAAGTTTTGTGAAGACCTTTGCTAAGAAGAGTGAGGGTGGTATGATAGATTATTACAAAGGAATATTATAATGGCTACATCAGGAACTACATCATTTGATTTAAATATAGACGAAATTGTTGAAGAAGCATACGAAAGATGCGGGATTAGAACTAATAGTGGTTATGATTTAAAGACTGCTAGAAGAAGTTTAAATTTATTATTCTCTGATTGGGGAAACAGAGGTGTACATTTATGGAAAGTAGAATTAGATGAAGTAGCTTTAGTATCAGGTCAAGCTGCTTACACAGTTAATACAGATGTTAGTGATGTACTAGAAGCTTTTATATCATCAACTTCAACGGCATCAAATGCAAGTACAACTGCAGATGTATCTTTAACTAAAATTGACAGATCTGCTTATGCTGCATTACCAAATAAATATTCTGTTGGTACACCATCACAATACTATGTAGCTAGAACTAAAACACCAATTATTTATTTGTATCAAACACCTGATTTATCTACTTACACATATTTAAAATATTATGTCATTAAAAGAATTGAAGATGCTGGTGCATATACAAATCAAGCTGACGTAGTTTACAGATTTTTACCTGCTATGTGTGCAGGTCTTGCTTATTACCTTTCAATGAAAAAAGCACCTGAAAGAATTGAAGCAATGAAACTAATTTACGAAGACGAAATTAAAAGGGCTTTGGATGAAGATGGACAGAGAGCTTCGTTATATATCTCTCCTCAATCGTATTATCCAAATGTTAGTTAATGGCAAAATACGCAACAGGAAAATATTCACAATCTATATCTGACAGATCAGGTCAAGCATTTCCATATAATGAAATGTTAAAAGAGTGGAACGGGTCTTGGGTTCATATATCCGAGTATGACCCAAAGCATCCACAAATAAGAAGAAAGCATACTACTTCTGATGCGATAGCATTGCGAGATGTTAGACCTCAAAAGTTTCAACAACCAATAGATAGAAATGGTGTTTATGCTGATTCAGGAGGTGCCGTTGTGGGTGTTGCAAACTTAACGCTTCCAGGTGAGTTTGCTTTTTCAGCTACAGGTATGCAACCTGATAATGGAGCAGAGCAAAACAGAAGAAGACAAATTTTAATGCAATTAAATAGTGTAACAGTGGTAATATCATAATGGCTATTTCGTATTCTAATTTTTTAACTCAAGTCAGAAACTACACTGAAGTAGATAGTAATGTTTTATCAGACACTATTCTAGATCAATTTATAAGAAATACAGAATTAGATATCGCAGGCAAGGTCGATTATGATGATATTAGAAAATATGCTACATCTAATTTTACATCAGGCAACAGAGCAGTAAGCATGCCTAATGATTGTATTGTAATAAGATCAGTACAAAGTATTAATGGTTCAACAAGAACTTTTTTAGAAAAAAGAGACACTAGTTTTATATCGGAATATAATAGTTCAGGTGCAACAGGAGAGCCTAAATATTGGGCAAATTGGAATGAAGAATATATCATCGTAGCTCCTACACCAGATTCAACATATACAATACAAGTAAATTACATAAAAGATCCACCGCATTTTACTTCTACTAATCAAACTTATTTAGCAGTAAATCAAGAACAACTTTTATTATACGGAGTATTAGTAGAGGCTTATGGGTTTTTAAAAGGACCTCAAGATCTTTACACACAATATAAAGCAAGGTATGATGAAAGCATACAAGCTTTTGCTATTCAACAAATGGGTAGAAGAAGACGTGCTGAATACGATGATGGCGTGCCTAGAGTTAAAGTGGCATCTCCATCACCATAACAATTTTATAAGGAGACATTAAAATGGCAATAACAACAAACGCAATAGCTAGTTCTTTTAAAAAAGAATTACTAGAAGGTAAACACGATTTTACCGCATCAACAGGAAGTGCATTCAAGTTAGCAATGTATAACTCAAATGCAGTATTGGGTAAATCTACAACATCATACACAACTGGTTCTGAAGTTACTTCGCCAGCAGGTTATACTGCAGGTGGAAAAGCACTAGTTAACACTGGTACTTCAGTTTCATCAAGTGTAGCAATAACAACATTTGGTAATTTATCATTTACTAACGTAACATTAACTGCAAGAGGTGCATTAATTTACAATACATCAAACTCTAACTCAGCTGTTGCTGTATTAGATTTCGTTTCTGATAAAACTGCGACTGCTGGAACATTTACAATTCAGTTCCCAGCTTACACAACGAGTGCAGCTATATTGAGAATATCTTAAACTAAAAGGAGGTGCCTGCTATGGCAAACATTACTATTTTGTTTTACATAGCGGGTCTTCCGTTTGACCTAGGAGCGTTCTATGGCTAGTACATGGAATACTGGTTTTTGGGGTCAGAATAACTATGGTGATCAATCAAACGTTACCATAGAACAAACAGGTTTTTCTTTATCATCTACATTAGGCACTATTTCTATTACAGCCGAAATTAATCAAGGTTGGGGTAGATTAACTTGGGGTGAAAATGGTTGGGGTGTACTTGGAGATGTTTTAGTTACTGGCCAACAATTAACTTCAACAACAGGCTCAGTAACAACACAAGCTGGTGCTAGTGCACAACCTACAGGAATAAGTGCATCCTTCTCATTACCTGGAACCGTTACATTTGATATTGGTGCTCTTGTTATTCCAACAGGAATTTCTGCAACATCTACGGCAGGTTCTCCTACATTATTAGGAGATGCTAATTTATCCGTAACAGGTTCTTCTGCAACTACAGACATAGGTTCAGTAACAGTAGATGCTAGAATTGAAACGGGTTGGGGAAGAGGTACTTGGGGCAATAGAGCTTGGGGAGATGCTTACTCCGTTATAGCTCAAGGACAAGAATTAACTTCAGCACAAGGTACCGTAGTACCAAGAACAGACGTATCTGTTACAGCTGCTTCTCAACAATTACTAACAATTACTCAAGGTATATCATCAATTCAAATTGATGCAAATTTATTTGTATTTGTAGGTGAACCTGGATTATCTTCTAACCAAGGAACTACAACCGAAATAGGAACAGCTAATTTAACTTTAACAGGAATACCTGCAACACTTTCTCAAGGAACAGTTGTTGGTGGCACAATACAAGAAGTACCTGTAACAGGCATATCAGCTTCATTAACTTTAGGCTCTATTAGCCTAGTACAATCTACTAATGAACCTGTAACAGGCCAAGCTATGACTTTAGGCCTTGGTACACCTGCAGAAATACCACAACAAATAGTAGGGGTTACAGGACAACAATTAACAAGCGGAATTGGCTCTGTAACTATTACGGGTACTGCTAATATTAGTTTAACAGGGATAGCATTGACATCTAATATTGGTTCGCTTAATATTACAGCATGGGCAGAGATTGATTTAGGTGTAAACAATGTTTGGACCGAAGTTGATTTAGCTGCATAACAATGGTAAAATAAAAACATATGGCATCATCTTATAATACAATTGGTTTAGAACTTATGGCAACTGGCGAAAACGCTGGTACATGGGGTGATAAAACAAATTCAAATTTAAATTTAATTCAACAAGCTGTTGCAGGTTACGAAGCTGTAACGATTACAGATTCAGCAACAACTGCTTTAGTAATGACAGACGCTGCATTATCAAATGCACGTAATATGGTAATTAAAATTGCAACCATTACTTTAACAGGTGCAACAACAGTTACTATTCCAGATGGAGTAGAAAAATTTTATATTTTTGATTTAACTGCAGTTACAGGTGTAACAAACTTAACAATTAAAACTGCAAGTGGTACA